TTTATAGATAAAATAAGTTAACTTAAAATCATTTTATAAAATGGCTAATATAAATAAAATTAGGCTGTCAGGTACAACCTACAACATTGAGGATGAGAATGCTTCAAAGACTGTTGAACTTACACAAGCCCAATATGATGCTTTGGAAGTCAAAGAGCCAAACACCTACTATGTCATAACCGATGCAACGGCTGTTGATATTGCAAATTATTATACAAAGACTGAGACAGATACAGCATTGGCAACAAAACAAGATACATTGGTCAGTGGAACAAATATCAAGACCATCAACAATGAAAGCATCTTGGGAAGCGGAAATATTGATATTCAAGGTGGTGGAATGGATGATGATACCCAGCAACTTATCTCAACTGCACTCAATGACCTTAATGACAGAAAGGCAGACTTAACAGAACTGTCAAAATATCAGAAAAAGGGCGATTATGTTGTTACATCAACGCTTGCAGATTATATGACCAACGATGCATTCGATGAATATGCAACGGCAAAGGAAAGAATTATATCTGGAGCATTGAACGACCTTAATGACAAGTTCGGAGGTCTCAGACTGGTTAAGATTTCTCAGGCTGAATATGATGCCCTTGCAACAAAAGACAGTTCCACTTTATACATCATTTCAGATTAAAAAAATAATATCGATATTAAAAATATAATACAATTATGAGTAAAAATTATTTAACTTCGTTTAATACATTGGCAGAGTATCAGGCTGCAACAAATCTTGACCTTCCAAATGTATCTCTTATCAAGGCTGATGGCAGCATCAAATATAAGAATGTCTTTGCTGGAGCCGTTCTTGGTGACATCCTTATGTGGGATTCAACAAATCAGAAACTTGTAAAAACCGTTGGTGCTGAATGGTCAACTGAAATATATCCGTTGTCACAGTATGAGCCAATTGCAATTAACGTTTATCCTGCTGGCCAAACATCTGATGGAAAGGCAAGGTTCATGGCATTGAAATGGGCTTCAAACACCTCTGATACTGGTTCAACATCAAATGTTGGTCTTGTGTGGGGAAATGACGGTGATAACCTCACATCAAAAGACAAGACCTTATTCAATGGTAGGGAGAACACAGACAAGGCTCTTGCATTGGCAGATGGAACAACCGCAAACACTAAGGCAGCATTCGCAGCCTTTGCAGCAGTGAACAGATTCAGAACAAACGGAACGAATGCTGGTGATTGGTATGTCCCTTCTTATAAGGAATTATCACTGTATCAAGCAAATTATGCTGACATCAATGCAAAGATAACCGCAATCAAAAATGCAAGTTCAAGCATCGTTAACACCGTCAATTACAACCAGTGGAGTTCTACTGAGTCCAATACCAGCAGCACCGCTTGGAGGCTGAGCAGCTATGGTAGTTGGGACAGCATCAGCCGCGGCACCAACGCTGTTAGGGGCATGTTATCTCTTTAATAACTAATTTTATTCTAATTTAATTTTATGATATGAAATTAGGAGAAAATGATATAAAACTATATCTGGGAAGTGCTGAGGTGGATAAAGTCTATCTTGGCACAAGCCAGATATATCCATCAACACCACCAACACCAGTTACAAGGCAATGGGTATCATATACAGCAGGAACACCAATCAATGACATTACAGATAATGTCTATGGAATAAGAATTACATTGGATAATTTGATTGAATTGTTTGGCGGTGGTGCAATACTTTATATTGAGTTTAATGACTTTGCTATAGTTATCGATTATGAAAACTCTCTTGCTTATATAAGAGATGAAACTGATGAAACACCAATTGAATATGATTTTCAAAGCGATTTTGAAGTCATTTTATCCGATTATGGCTTTAATGGTGAAACCATAATTTTTATGTATCTTAATGGTTCTGATGGTTCTGATGATAGAACGCTTCTTTGTGATATGGAATTATACATGTAAAGAAATATTACTATGATTAAATATAACAATAAAACAATAAACGACTGGTACTTTGATAATAAGAATGTAATCAAGGTATATAAGAACAATGCCGTTTGCTATTACAAGATTGTAAGTGGTGGTGGAACACCCTATGATGAGCAATATCTTACCATTGAATCATTGGAAGATAATAACACCATTTATCTGAAAGCATCAAGCGATGGAATTGCAAAGACGGTATCGGCATCAACTGATAACGGTGCTACTTGGACAGAATATACCTCATCATCGGCTGATGACAATGGTACAGCATTAGCAACACTTAATACTGGAGAAAAACTTCTTGTTAAGGGAGAAAACAGTACTTATGCAACAACAACCTCAAATTATAACCAATTCGCTTCAACGGGACAATTTGAGGCCAAAGGTAACATTATGTCACTTATCTATGGCGATAACTTTGAAAATCAGACAGAACTTACAGGTGCATATAATTTCTGTTCATTGTTTAGAAATCCAAATGTAGTTTCAGCAGAAAATCTTATACTTCCTGCCACAACATTGTCAGAGCATTGTTATCAATATATGTTCGTTGGTTGCACAAACCTCACAACGGCACCTGAGTTACCTGCTACAACATTGGCAAGTTATTGTTATGGAAATATGTTCAGAAATTGTACAAGTCTTAACTACATTAAGTGCCTTGCAACTGACATATCAGCAAGTAACTGTACATATGGTTGGGTAAATGGTGTTGCAGCATCAGGTACATTTGTTAAGAACGCTGCAATGACAGGGTGGACAATGGGTAAAAATGGTATTCCTACTGGATGGACTGTACAAGATGATGATGGAGGCATACAAGGTGGTGGTGATATTGACCCTGGTTATGGTGGTGACCCTGATGGTGGTGAGGGCGAGTAACAATAATAAAAGGTGGGGATTAACTCTCCACCTTTTTTCATTCTGGATAATACCAAGTTAGTATATCCCATTTTTCGTGTTATAACAGATATTTATTGATAAATATGTTTATTTAAGAAAATAATATCGATAAATAATAATAAATAATGGATAAAAATACAAAAAAAGGTAGACCGAAGGGGAGTACAAATAGACCTAAAACTGGTACAAATCTGTTTGTCACCAAATTCGAAAAACAGGTGGAAGGTGCCGCTATTGCAAAAGATTCCAATATGGGATATATAAAATTCGGAGAACGGAATAATTACCCTCAGCTATTGCTTAATCTATATCAAAACTCACCAACGCATCACGCTGCATGTAATTTTGCCGTGCAAAGTATTGTCGGAGAAGGAATAGACTATAACGCAATGGGTATTGACGGAACACAGTTATATCCGAACTATCAATATGGATGGGGTACACTAATAAGGAATATCGCATTGGACTATGTGCTTTATGGTTCATATAGCATTCAGATAATAAAAAATAAGGATGATAAGACGTTCTCGTTCTGGCACATTCCTTATGAGAAAGTCCGTTGTTCACCATATGACGAGGACGGACAGATACCTTACTACTGGATATGTCAGGACTGGTCAGCCACGGGACAGTATACACCCATACAGATTGAGGCATTCGACATGAGGGATGAAAGTTTCGTTGAGAGGGGAAAACCATATCTTTATGTGTACAAAAACTATGACCCCACAATGACTTATTATCAGTCACCGTCTTATGCTGCTGGTATCAAGGCAATACAGTCTGAAATAGCATATTTGCTGTTTGATGAAAAAACCACAGTGAATGGTTTTGTCCCATCAGGAATGCTCGTTCTCAATGAGGTTGAAACAGAGGAAGAACGACAGTCAATCATCAATAACATTACAAGAATGTTTTCAGGTGTGGAGAATGCAAACAGTCTTATGATTTCTTTCAGGAGAAGTCAAGACGAAGAAATACCTGCTTTTATTCCGTTCGCCACAAACACATCAAACGTCAATCTGTTTGATAGTGCAAACCAGAGGACTGTCAACCGAATACTTGCAGCACACCAGATAAACGACCCACAGTTGATAGGATTACCTAATTTGGGCGGTACTGGATTTAACAGTGAGGGAAAGTTGCTTGAGACGGCATACAACGTGTATAACAAGGTTGTCGGAAACTATAACAGGCAATGTGTCATCAAGACGCTCAACGAAATGTTTAAACTCAATGGTGTCGATGTTGAAATCATAATGAAGCCGCTTTCGTTTAACCTTGAGACGACAGAAACAGAATCAAAGAGTTCTGGAGTCGAATCAAAAGATGCAACACAAGATGTATCAACGGATAATATCGAGGAAAAGGTTGATGGAACCGATGAATAATATAAATGCTGTCAGGCTATTTGTTCTGACAGCATTTTTTGATACTCTTCCTTATACATCCATTGATAGCCTCCAGCCGATTTAGTTTTACCTTTGCAGCATCTTGAAATTGAAGATGAGTGGCATCTATCAACATTGTTTGCTGCATCTTTTATACTATCCCATTCCTTGACAATAACACCATCTTTTAGTTGTACTACTGGCATGCCAATAAATTCCGTGTTTGGAGATAAATGTATTCCTTTTAAATTTTTATTCCAAGGTGTCTGTCCTTTTTCAAATTCCTTCCCGTTGTGATACCCATTATTACCACCAACGTTTGTTTTGCCGCCATATGACCTATTGTATCCATTGGGATAAACAGTGTTAAATTCTTCAATATAACGTTTCTCTAACTCCCAAGCAACTTCTCTTGTATCAACTTCTGCAAGTATCTCACACTTGAAGTTTTCTACACCATATTTCTCCCTTTCAGCACCTATGTACTGGTTTGCATATCTGGCTTTTAGGCAATTCCATTGATTTTCCCTTTTTCTAAAATCATTTGTCTGACCAACATACTGTTTACCGTTAATCTTGTTTGTTCTTAAATAAAGCGTGTACTTCATGTATTAAAATATGTTTATTAAAACGCATTATTGTCTTTTATACAAATATATGTAAAATAATAGTTAAAAAACAAATTATCATGATTATAAATAAGAAATTACTTGCACAGTTCAGTCCTTTACCTATCAACTACAACTATGAGGAAATCATGAACTATGTACCAATCGCAACTGAGGTGTGGATTCGTCCTTTGATTGGTGACGACCTCTATTATGAAATAGAGGAACAAGTTGAAAAGAATGATATTACAGACGAAATAAACGCTCTGCTGACAGACGGAAAACTTCTGCAATATCTCGCTTATGCAACGTGTCTGGAAGGGTTGCCATTCATAGCATATCATTTTTCTGAGGCTGGTGTTACCAAGGCTAAAACGGACTATTCGGAAAGCATTGATGGCAAGAACCTGTCATATATTGAAAATCATCTGAGACGACAGGTTGAGTTCCTGAAAGACAGTGTAAAAAGATATATCTGTGAACGTCCTGAATACTATCCAAATGCAGATTTTTGTGCTTGTGGCTGTTCATGCTGTGGCGATAATGCCAAATTAAACCAGCCAAACCCTTGGAAAC